TGATTAGCATATCCAGCTTGTGGAGCGTACCCGTTTATGTTTCCGGCACTTCCGGCGTAGCCTGCATAACTTACTTGTAAAGCACTTGGACTGAACACTGTATGCACTGTCCCTTGGTTACTTCCCCATAACCAGGCGGGACTACTCTGCTGACCTTGCCACCCCCATTGTGTATTCCCTTGTATACTAGTCAACTGCAATGTCTGGGCTGTCGCAGCTCCTTGATTAGCATATCCAGCTTGTGGAGCGTACCCGTTTATGTTTCCGGCACTTCCGGCGTAGCCTGCATACCCTGCACTCTGAGCATAACCTACTGAAAACTGATTCGAAGTTCCTGATATTCCACTACCAGGTCCTTGAAATGACATCTAAACTAACGTGAGAATAAATTTCTTATTAAATAATACCATGGGAGTTCTAGTTCCAGCATATACGAAACTGTCTCCGCCAGTGAACGGAGGTCCCATCGAACCAACATTATATACAAATGTCTACATTTCACTTCGTTTCGAAACTCCTATTGTTATACATAACCCAGACGGACAAACATATACTATTAATGGAAGAGCCAAAGTGTACCAAAGTTCAAATTCAATATATCAATTGGATTCTCTTAACTTTAACTTTACACTAACAAAAGACAAACTGAATGCACCTCTACACACACTCATTTACAATTATATCAAAAGTCTCTACCCTGGATCGACCGATTCTGAAGCTTAAATTCTTATTATAAATTAATGGATGAAATTATCGTCTACTCTGACTCGAAAAACAGGGACACCAACCTGTACCCGAGTGCTAACTCCTATGTGCTCCACCTGACCAACCCCATCACAAACGTCGCTCAAGTGGACCTCGTCACAGCCAAAGTGCCCAACACAACATTCAACCTCACAAATGGTACAGCCTGCCTCAACTTTAACGGAACCATCATGAATCTCGTACCAGGATACTACACTGCCGCAAGCCTCGTAGACGAAATAAACGCCAGACTTGCAACCCAATTTTCAAATGTAAAGTGGGAGGCTTTTGACGGAAAGTTCCTGTTCCAAAGCAACGGCCCCTTCACCCTGTCAGTTTCCAATTCCATTTCAAAAATGCTTGGGATGGATGCAAAGGTGTACACCGGTGTCTCTGCATCCGGAGACCCAGCATACGCCCAAACCCTGGGATCAGCCTACTACATAAAATCAGACAAGATTGTGGACCTCACAGTGAATGAGTACATTTTCCTGGACATTATCGAGCTGAGGACACCCTCCACAGCAGAGGCCATCGGCATGAAGCCAGATGGGTCTGGAACATACACAGGTGGAAACATCCGAAACTCTTTCGCATCCATCCCTATGAATGTAAACTCGGGTGCAGTCAAGACGTACTCTGAGAGCTCGGACTATAAGGCGGAAGTAACCTACCCACACCCAATCAACAAGATTGACCGCCTGACCATCCGATGGGTAGACGACTCGGGACAACCGGTGAATTTTAACGGATTCAATAACAACTCATTCGTCTTGAGGTTTCACCAACCCAAAAAGGAAGAGCCCCCACCACCACCCCCTGTAGACATGGTAGAACTTAGAAGAATTATGGAAGATATGATTACAATTCAAAAACCAAAAGAGACGGATGTCAAGCGGCCTCTTGTGGGTCGATGGACCCTGATTATATTTTTAATTATTGCAGCTCTTGGGTACTATAGTTATAACAGGATGCGAGCTGTTGCGCCTGTTGTTGTTCGGCCACCACTTCCTGGCTGAGTGTTTACTTGGTGACTGCGTACATCACCTGGCCTGGCTCCTTCAGCTGCACATTGTGGACAAGTGCCTTCAGGGTCATGTAGACCAGGATGGACAGCAGGGTGGTGAAGATGGCGCTCAGCACATAGTACTGGCCACCATTCTTGCTCACCTGGACAATCTGGGAAATCATGTAGCGGACGGCATCCATCCAAGCGACGGCTGATGCAAAGGAGAAACCAGCTATGATAGAATTGAGGGACTGAGCCTCCAGCTGAAGACCAACTGAACCGATAACGCCTGCCATATGTACTATTTATCACGAAAAAAATCTTCGTCAACCTCTTCGTACTCCTCCTCCTGAAGTATGACCGAGTACTTCACCTTGGGCTCCAGCTCCTCGACTTCAACCTGCTCAACCTCAAACTCGACAAACTCTGTGTACTGACGCGTCTGTTGATAAGGAACTGGCTCCATCCATTCACCTATTTTAATTAGATATTCTGTCCTGCTTTGTCTACCGCATTCTTGATTGAAATCTCAAGTGGTGTCTCTGGGACCCACTCGCTCCAGGTGTCAAAACACTCATTCATCTTGTTGAACAACTCCTCGCTGCCTGAGTACCGAGTGTAAGGCTCCACACCCTCCTCCACCTCTTCAACCTCCTCCCACTCCTCTTCATCCTCCTCCTCTTCCTCGTCGTATATCTCTGGGTAGAGACTACCAATCTGCTTCCCAGCGACATTTCGCGCTGCATACATAAGACCCATCTGAACATCATACGCCGTCACCGTGTCACGACCACAAGCCATGGCATAGTGAGATGCCAACACCGTCGCAGACTCCATCACAGGCAAAAACAAATCAGCAACCTCCTCCATACCTAGTTACCTTGGAATCTGTTTATCTGACCACCATCTTCCTCATTTGGAAACAAAACTTTTCCCTCTTTAAAAAAGTTGTAATTCACAGCGTAAATTCGTATGAAACGAGCCTGAGCACTCGGATTCATTGTAAGTTCTAAAATTTGATTGTTAATTCGTGACATGTTCACCTGACCAGAAGGGGTGGGATTCTCAGGATCAAGACTAAACGAATACATATAGAACTTTCTGTCCGGAACACGGGTGTGATACTCCATAGCCTGGATAGCACGAAGATACAGGGGGGTACCTATGTTCTTGTCTATCCTCTCCACGTTGTTTAATTTCAAAACTAAATTGGAAAGCTGTTCTGTGGTGCCGTTTGTATAGCTCGCCAAGTCTGAACTAAAGTAACCATCTGTTGTAAAATCAAATCCAAATGCAGCGGAATTTTGTATAACCACAAATATCTCCTTGACTGGATTCATAATGTCGAGATTCATTCTGACATTGTTCACCCCCTGTGGGGCGTAAAACTCTACTCTCTGCACCTGCTCGTACACTTGAATTTCCCTTTTTAATTTGAAACCGATATAGGCGTACTCAACAAGGAGTTGAATGTTGATTGGCAGGGTGTACTCGTATGCAGGTATTGTGAACAAAGAGGACTTTTTAAATATAACACGAAACTCCAAGTAATCATCTTTCATTTCTAACCCTTTTTGAAGACAGGTGAATGGTAGAGGAAGAGTGTACTCTGTGTTTACTACGGCTGAAGTTGAGGGGTACACACGACCGGAGAGGTACTGAAGTGTCGCCTGCTTCCCCTTGGGAGTCTTCAAATCAAACATCATCTCAATGTACTCACCGTATAAACGCTCAACCAACTGATCGTTGTACATAATTTCAACATAATCTATCATATATGTCATCACAGAGTCACAAAATGCAGTAGGCAACACTGGAGTTGTGAATTTCAAATATAAATTAGTAATCAAGTCTCCTCTCTTTATGATTTGTGTTGTGTTTTCTGCACCAAAACGGACATCCTTTTCAAAAGTCAAAACCTCAAGTCGCTTGGCAAATGGAACTTGACCGGTGTATTTTTCCAAAAAGTATGTCACTTCAGGGTTCCCTACAAGCATAACATCATCCGCCCCAAAGTAGGCAAGTGTGGCCCGTGCAGCCATCTCTGATATCCCCTGCGAAATTTGTTTACTGAATTTTAATGTATTTGAGAAAAGTTGAACATCAGTCCCGCTATACCATTTTCTATTCTGAGGATGTTGTAATTCATTGCGTATACCCGAAGGAGTCGGTATGTTGATGCGAGAGGATTCACCGTCAACTCGAGTGAAATATCCTTTATTCTGCTCATGTTAATTTGACCGGTGGGTCGTGGATTCATAGGGTCATTTGCAAAAGAGTACACATAGAATGATCTTGTCGGTGTCACATTATATTTTTGGAATGTCTGCACATACTGAAGGTACTGGGCATCCACCACCTGTCGACTCAGAAACTCCTGACCGTTAAATTTCATCCCTAAATTGAGGAGACCGTTGTTTGTAAAGTCATAAGGAGCCTGACCTGCATTTTGAATCACAATGTACATTTCCCTTACAGGATTCAAAAAGGGCATGTTGAACACCCCTGTGGAGAATCCCGGTGTAAGTGTAAAGGAAAGAGCCTGGGACTGTGTTATCAAATACTCGAGCCGGTTCCTATTCATCCACTTGACTTCGGTGTCCGACAGAAAACCATACTCAACCACCATAGTCATCGACATACTCTGATTCAGACTCGAAATATTAGACACAAATGTAAGATTCGAAAACGGAAGGAGTGTCACAGCCACCTCCAAGTCTGACCGTCCAAGAGCACACACAGGAATAGACAACTCTGAATTCCCATAAAAGTAAAATGGAAGATTTGTGTAATATGTTCGACCGGGGTCAAACACATTTGATGTGTCGAGCTTTCCAGTCAACAACTTGAGTCCAGGTTGATTCTCGTATGGTACATACAAATCGTTGTACAACTCAATCTGTTCACCTGAAAGGCTCTGGATCACTTGGCCACCAATACGCAACTCGGCAGAGTTAATAGCATAAGTTCCCACAGAGTCTACATATGTGTAAACAGGCACCAAGTTACTTGCAAGGAGACCAACGGAAAACATAGTGTTTGCATAGACCGTTGTGGTTGTCCCACTTGTTGTTAAAAAGGACACACTTGCAAGTGCGGGGTTAATTGTTGTTGCATTTGGAATATAAAAAGGAATTCCAATCGTATACGGGGGGAGGAGACCAACTGAAATTACATGAGTTGCGGATACGGTTGAGGGCCCCGTCACAGACACAGAAACAGACTGTAATAAATCAGAAGTACACAGAACAGCTTGTAAGTAGTACAAACCTCCTACATATATCGCAATCTGAGACCCACTCTTTGCAATCTGTACAGTGCCCCCAGTCGTCGTCCACCCAGCTGCGCTAAAGTTTATGGGCGAAGACAAAACAAAGGACGGAATTGAAGGTGTAAACATAAGTCCATTTTGCGGAAAAGAAGAGGTTGGACTTGGTGATGTGTTTTGTATAAACTGTAAGTACGACACATTTGAACCTAAAATTGTGTCAGATGCGACAGGTCCGCTCAAATTTTGCATCGAAATATCTATAAAATATGGGAGGGTGGTGTATTGGACTGAAATTGGAATGACAAAGTCCAAGCTTGGATACAGCGTCTGACCTTGGTATGTTGTGTAAGTGTATGTGTTTGCGCCTCGGGTACCCGAACTCACACTTACACTTGTCAGGGTGCTAGTCTGAAAAGCAAATACAGCCGTCATCAACCATGTCCCCGTCTGATTAAAAGTAAAACCATTCGATGCTGGAAGTATATTTAGCAAAGGATTCGTCGGTGATGTATAATTTGAGAAATTTTGTAATGCAATCTGTGTTCCAGTCACGGATGGTGTCTGTGCCATACTAATCTGGTCAACTGGACCGATAGCTAACCAAGACCCCGGTTGTATCACACCATTCACGGGAAGCATCCGAACATCAATATACATAAATAATGTAGAAACACCACTCGGAATTGTGATATTTACAGGAATTGTAAATATTGGGGTGGGGGATGTTGCGGAGAGTGAAAACACATGCTCGGATATAAATTGCGCTGTCCCCGGGTGTCCGTCTGTTGTTGAAAACCCGTACCCTATAGAATATGTAGCGGTTGGGGCGTTTGTAACAAAAGATCCACGAATACAATACTGTCCAGGCTGTGTAAAACCAATCGCCCCAAGTGAAGACTGGAAACAAAAGGTGGAACCAGACACCTGAGAAATAAACAAATTTTTAGAAAAATCTAAAAACACATAATTCTGTGTGCTGTCTCCTGCTCGGGTGACGAGTTTAAAAGGTGTAGATGCATTTGTGGACGGTACAATTGGATTTTGAACTTGAAAATAAATTCCAGCTCTCTTGGCGGCGGATGGAAGACCGTTTCCTCGCGTCCAACCCCCCTGTTCAAGAGTAAAGTCACCATATGAAACTGTTTTACCACTGAAAATAACTTGTGGATGTGAACTCGTAGATGTAACCAAATAATTCAAATTTCCATCTGGCAATATATTATCAAAATTCTTAGGATCAAGACCCCAAAATGTGGCGAGACCTGGCTCGACAGTCACATTCGAATAAGATGTAAATGCAAACTTGTTAACATTTGCGTCATAAATAACATTTGCAGACATTGTTGTCCCCGTGATGTAGACTGTATTTCCAGCTGGAATTTGATTTGTTGTTTGGGACGATATTGTAAATGTGATGCTTGTTGTTGTAAAACTGGATACTGTCATATTACCAGACACTCCACCGGTTGTCCCTATGTATCCTGGGAACATGTTGTAATTTGGGAGTACATTTCCAGTTATGAAAGGGATGGTGATGCTTGTACCAGTCACAGGTGCGACTGTTGAACTTGCAATGTACTGGATGACAGCCGGGTTATTCAACCACCCAAGAGAGGTTTGGAATTGAGATTGCAAATTGGTGGAGTAGTAGGTGATGCCGGTTGTGGGGGCACGAATGTACCTCCCGTCAATTGAAATTTTGGGCACGAAACCAGACTCACTGGCAATGTTAGACCAATTCCAATCATTTCCAGGATTGTTCAGAAAGGGCATATTCATCTTTAGAGTCATCCCCCTGACAATGTCCCCTTTGAATGGAATTTTACAAATAGATTGGGTTCCGAAGGCTTGTTGGGTTCCGTTGAAGGGTATATCATACGCCTCGAGCACAAAGGGTGTGTTTCGGGAGTACATACCCTGGAAGTAGGTTACACTCGGGGACCCTGTGAGCAATGCATCCTGCTGTCCCACTGCAGCCAGCTGAATATATCCAGCCGACGACATCTATTACAAACTGAGGTTTTCTTCTGGACACCCCCCCGCGTCCATTTTCAATCCATAATTTGAAAGTGAAATACAGGAATGAGTTTTAATCTCAAGAGGTTCGACCCCTCGAAGATGAAGGATGACAAGGTGTGTGTTTTCATAGGAAAAAGAGGTACAGGCAAATCTACCCTCGTCACAGACATCCTCTGGCACAAAAGAAACATACCAGCAGGTATTGCAATGTCCGGTACAGAAGATGGAAACGGACACTACAAACAATTCATCCCTGACCTCTTTGTCTACTCAGACTACAACCGAGAAGGCATCGAGAAAATCATGGAAAGACAAAAGAAAATTGCGGCTCGTGTAGGTAAGGAGAGACTCCCCCCGGTCTTTATCCTGATGGACGACTGTATGTACGACAGAGCATTCATGAGAGACACCGTGATGAGAAACCTATTTATGAATGGACGACACTGGAACATATTCTTTATGATGACTACCCAATATGTCATGGATATGACCCCTATGATTCGATCAAACACAGACTATGTCTTTGTGCTCAGAGACAATGTCAAACAAAACAGAGAAAACCTTTACAAATGTTTTTTCGGGATGTTTCCAAGTTTTGATTCGTTTTGCCAGGTGATGGATGCGTGCACTGAGAATTACGAGTGTCTCGTGCTGGATACAACTTGCAAAACAAACAAGATTCAGGACATGGTGTTTTGGTACAAGGCACCTATTCGCCGGAATTTCAGGGTGGGGAGTCCCGCCTTTTGGCAGTACCACCAGAGACACTACAACCCCAGACACCAGAGTGCTATCACTCCAGGAACGGCCCCGCCGAGAGCACGAGGGGCCCCCACAATTGTTGTAAAAAAGACAAAGTAGTTGATACCAACCTGCACAGCAGGTTGTTCGGAGCTCCGCTAGCAACAATTGTGCCTATGGCCCAACTGGAAATATTTCGTAAAAAAGACAAAGTAAAAAAATAGACTCTGATTAGAATGGCTATGATGAATTATGACCCAAATGCAGGGATTGATATGATTAAGGAACTCCCAGAAGAGAAAAAGGAGGGTGTCCCCACCGGACTGCTCCGAAATGAGCCTGAAAATAAAGTTGATACATCTCAAATGGCGGACTTCTCATCACCAATTGAGGAGGTTATGGCGGGTCCAGGGCAGATGATCCAAGATGAAATGATGGGTCCACCTAGAACACAGACCGGAAACAAACCAACCCACAGAAGTGAGGGTGGCGAGGGCAAAAAGTCCAAGTCAAACAACCCTTTTGGCCTCACAGACGAGCAGTTCCAGGCTGCTATGGCCGGTATTGTCGCCGTGATTGCATTCTCAAAGCCAGTGCAGACCAAGCTCATCACCATGATTCCAAACTTCCTAAACGAGGCGGGCGACCTCACTATGACCGGTATGGCGGTTACAGCAGCTGTAGCTGCCCTCATATTCTTTTTTGCTAAGCAATATGTTGTGAAGTAAGCGGAGCTTAATTAGGCGACATTTGGGTTCTTCGAACCCGATTGGCTTTCATCCTCCACCTTTTCCCCGCAATACTCCTTGGAACCAACAGCTTTGTACACACCAAGTGATGTACATATCACGCGAAGATCCCTAAAATTGTCCCAAAAACGCTGTGTGTGGTCGTACTCGGTCACAGTCAGATGCGCGAGCTCGTGCAGAAAAACATACATCGCCGACTCTATATCCTCCCCATCCAGGCAGATATAGATCTCGTACCCCTTGTTCACATTTGACCCCACGATACCACTGTGTCTGTCTGTGCCCGTGATTATTGCATTTTTGTTGCAAATTAGCTTCCACCTGTCCTCATGGGGGAGACCCCCTTGAATAATCTTGTACCTCCTCTTGATCTCTGTCAACATCGGGGGGTCACTCGTCAATGATACAACATCTGCAAATACAGCCGCGAGGATACCAAATATCAAGAGTCCGTAGCCACTCATCTATTATTGCTTTACAAAAACAAATTGAGAATAAATGTCTGATATGAGTCCGTTTGGGGTTTGGAGCATAGGTTCCCATGTGAGCATCTTGAACCTGTGCTCCTTGAGGGAGTCTATGAGCACACCGGGGTCCAGCAGTGGTTCCTCCCTGCCGCCGTCTGCATAGAAGGGCCCGTCTGTCAGGTTCACCATCAGTCTGTCTCCGCGCAACTCCATACTGTTCCCTAGTCTGTCTACGAATTTTGATTTGGAATTCAAAACTGAAAGTACCCTAGCCTTGTCGGGTGCAATCCCAATCAGGCGCCCTCCTGGTTTTACAGATCTGGAAATAGCCAGTATAGACTCTGTGTATGTTTGAGGATCTTGAAATATGTAGTGGAGTGAAAAGTTGTAGCAGACGACGTCGTATGGTCCCCACTTGGAAGCTGAGCGGATGTCTCCTGGTGGGAGGAACCAGGCGCCCACCTTGGACTCTATGGCTCTGTTCTGGGCTTCTGTGAGGGAGGCTTCATCTGGGTCTACTGCAGTGATTTTCAATTTTGGACTGGACTTCCACTTGTGGAGGTCACCCCCTCTTCCACACCCACAGTCCAGAACATGACTCCCGGGGGCTACTGATTTCAAAATTAAATTCCGTTTGCATCTGTTATGCAGCTTGCGTAGTTCCTCCATGGGTAACCAGGTTGGGTTGTCTTTAGGTGGTAAACACTTAAAGAGTCACGGCCTTGTACTACTAAATGGGTACTCTCGAGCAGGACTACTTGACCGTTCCCGGGCAGATGTTTGCTTGCATTTCCTTTGTGGGCCCGGACCAGCCGCAGCGCAACGAGAAGCTGGGTATGAAGATTCGTGGGTGTTTTGCGACTCGCGACGAGGCATCCAGTCACGCCAAGCGTCTGCAAAAGGAGGATGCCCTTGTTGACATTTATGTTGTGGACATGTACAAGTGGCTCCTGATTCCTCCGGACAGGGATCAGATTCAGGATGTGCACTACCAGAATGAGAAGCTCGAGGAGATTATGACCAAGTACCGCGAGAATCAGGCACAGGCCTCGGCTATGTTTGAGAAACGCAAGCGCGACGCGATGGCCAAGCCTCTTCCCGGGGAGTTTCCCTACATTGACCCGGCCGACGAAAACTCCAAGTACTACACAAAGCCGGATGTTCCCCCAATTCCTCACCCCGCGGAGATTCTCGAGGAGCTCAAAAAGGAGTTCCCAGACAAGCCAATCGAGGAGCTCGTCAAGATGGCGGATGACAAGGTGGCGGCCATCATCGAGGAGCGCCGCGTAGAGACCGAGGCCAAGGTTCAGCAAGTCCTAGACAGCGTCAAGGAGGAAGAAAATGTCTAATTATATTATGGAAAGACTCCCCAGAAGTCTAAGGGGTGTCACGAATAACCACTTGAAGTACTTTGCTCTCGGTCTTAATAATAATAGAGCATTCGAGGAACTACGAAGACGAAGTATAAACAAGGGTGAACCACCAATTTCATTAAAGAATTTTAAAGAAAAATTAAGAAAAAATCACTTTTCAAAACCAGCCGTCTTTCCCGACCCCGCCCTCCCACAATATCTAAATGCAGTTCCAAATGCAAATTTGAAAAAATATGTCATAAAATACAATAACAAAAGAGCACTGGATGAGCTTTTGAGGAGACGATTCATACTGGGCCTGCCAGTCATGACACCGGAAAAATACAAAAGAACTTTAATCTCAGGATAAAGTATATGTTTATAATTACATTATTTGCTTTAGGTCTTGTGGCATATTTAATTTATAAAGCAATAAAGAGTGTAAAGACGACTTGTCCTCCCCGGGTTTCCCAAGCCGTGCCTGCATATGACAATCAGTACGAAGTTTTCAGGGACATGGAGCCAAACTCACAGGTTCGGGAGAATCCGTGGGTTGGGTTTCTTCAAGAGGACCTCACGAAAAACAGAACTGGTCCAATTGGTAATTTTACAGGGAACGACTCAAAATCAGGTAATGTTGTAGCCTATCTTGTCGTCTAGTTATTAAAGTATTTTCTTGCATTGTTGACAATTTGGTTGTAGACTGCGTTTTTTATTTTATTAGGCAGGTGATACTTTCGACGAAGATTATTTTTTAGTTCAACCAATCTTTCTTGAAGAGTACGATGTCTAATAAATCTTCTATTCATACTGTTTCTTGTCATACTTATACTATGGTTAATAGCTCGTCTTTCTCTTGCGCGGTGGTGTCCAACCTCCCGGGGTCTCCCCTGAATTCTGTTGTTAACAGTACGCAATCTTTGCCTATTTCTTTCTAGTCTCTCTCTGTCTCTTTCGTTTATTTTATTCAGTTGCTCGAGTTCTCTTTTGACCCGGTTGTACTCCTTCTCGAGACTGGTATTCATATAATAGTAATTTATAAATTAAATTTGACAAGTCGGAAGGACCTGGACTGAAATTTCTACCAGTCCGAAGGACTGTTCTAAGCAAAGCTTCTTATTTCGCTTCGCTCTGAACAGGTCCTTCGGACCTGGACTGAAACTCACTTTGTCGGGTTGATGATAACTGGACGCATATTTGTCAGGATAATTCCAATCACAATCCCAATAAGAATCCCGAGCACGACGGGGTTGCTCTTGAGTTTATCGATTGGATCCTCCTTTTTCTGAGTGAGAGTTGGCTGGGGCAGTGGTTCTGGGCGCGCGGGCCATGTGTTGTTTTCAGGCAATTCTTCGCTTTTTGACGACAGGAACGATGGGTGCTCCATTATCATCTTCATCACTCTCGTTTTTATCTGGAACAACAAAGCCATCTAAATTTCCATATTCATCTGCATCTTCCTCGTCGTCTTCGTCATACTCCTCATCCTCGTCATCATCATCAATATCATCTGTTTCACCGTCATCTGTGTCATAATCCTCAGGTGCGTAATCATCCTCAACCTGCTCAACCGGCTCGTACCGAACTGGGGGCTTTGAAACTCTTCCACTCCGTGTTCTAACATTATTGTCCGTGGGACCTGACTCTTGAGGGGACAAAGGCTGTTCCTGCTGCATTCTCTGGGTATTCCTGGATCGTCTCGTTTAAGTACTTTGGGAAGAAATAAACACCTTTAGACAAAGCAATTTCATTTATAACATGTTCTCCTTCGTATCCAAGTTCACCGGCGATATCGTTTAGTCTGTCCTGGTACACGGTGTCATCCGCGTGCCGTATTCCCAGAGAAATGTCTCTCACATTCTCGACTGCTGTATAAAGAGCCTTTGCAGAGAGGTCAATGTCCGAATCTAATTTGTTTCTGAAAAGTGCCATGTTATTTAGGAAGCGTTGCCAGCTCGCCGGGTCGAGCCCAGAGTAGGGATGTACCGCCTGTTCGTACTTCAGGAACTGGCCTTGGGTTCCTTTCGGAGAGACAAGCCATAAAACTGCTACTAGGAGGACTACCAACAGTAACGACCTCATCTACTATACTCGGAGGAAGAATATGTTCTGACCCAGCGAACCCTTTGCACTCCTCGTTGAAACACCTTTGACTCACCCGACCCTTGTTCAACAGAAACCAAACATGGTTCGACTTGTGCTCGTCCCGTATCCTCTCACAGTACTTGGAATCCGTCTGGATGTACCAAGCATCCGTCCCATCCTCCATCCTCTGAATCTTCCTCACCTGCGAACGCCTCTGACCTGGAAGATACCGCTGAATAAACTCCTCTATCAACTCACTCTCCGGAATGTCCTCATCCTCATCCTCAACCCTCCGCTCATCTGTCAAACACCTTATTGAAAATAAAGAAAGCGTCTCGACACTCGGCTCTTTCGAAAAGTGCTCACCCCCCAGTATCCTCCACGGAACATACGGACCACCCGAGGGCCTCTTGTGAGACCACAACATACGCAAACCAGAACCACCATACACACTCGAATCAACCACATCAGACCAATTCAAACCATCCACCCGAGGAAGATCGAGCAAAATCTTCGAACGCTTCGAAATGGCATCCTGCTTCGTCACCTTCAAGTCCGGCCAGTGAATGTGAACACCGGACTTTATCAAAGAGTCTTTAATAGGACGGGGCTGCGCGCGAGCTATACAACACCTCCCGGGACGACCAAGTGAGTCGTGTATTTTCTCACAAATTTCCAACAAAAATTCATCTGAAAGCTTCTCAGGGGCTTTATAGTCGAGATCGACAAAAAACTTAAACACATTTGTTTTTTGCTCTACAACATATAATTTGCGATTTTTCAATTGTTCGATGTACACTTGAAAAAATGCATCCATGTCCTCGTCTAGAACAAAGAGGATACCTCCGTCCATCAAGGTGTGTGTCCCGGGCGCCTTTGGGACAACCCACTGGTCCATTGGTTTTGTAGGTTTTTAAGACTTTAACTAGTCCTCGTCAGACGACGTCTCGAGCGCAACTCTCGCCCAGAAGCTCTTGGGTTTTTTGGGTTTTTCTTGAACTTCTGGAACCTCCTCCTCGGGAGTCACTACGGGGGTTTCCTCTGCGGGCGCCTCGGCAGGAGTCTCCTCCTCGGGAGCCTCCTCCTCCAATTTTTCAATTTCATAACATAATCTGCGAATGGTCATTTGCTCTGCGAGACTTTCTGCTGTTGAACCATCGTTCCTGAGCGTCGCGAGCTTCTGAGCATACCAGAGCTTACTGGGAGTCATCTATTTTCTATTTTGAATTTAAATTCTTAAATTAAACGGAGTCTTGTTTTTATTTTTAATTGCATTTATGAATTCGGGGTTTGCGATGACGTGGGCACGGATCATGGGCCAAAGGTTTTGTCTGTTTGTGATACCTTCGAGAGTGTCAAATTCACATGCGTCATTTTCATCATAATTTTTGCGAAAAGGCACAACATTTCCCTCCATTTTTTCCTTTTCTTCTGTGAATCTCTTTATGATGTGTCTGTGTTCTATTTGTGTCATTGGGAGGTCGAAGACGTAGACGTGGTAGTGGTTGAGTACATCCACGCCATCCTCTAGGTCCCTTGGTTCCGGGGTATCGGTCGAAAACTTGAAGTAGGCGTACGAGCCTCTCTTCAGGTTGATCGTTCCTCGTGTTTCTTCCTCGAGTTCCCTGACTGCGCACCGAAGTGGGTTGAGAATCTCTCGTCGGCGACACCCGCCGGTTACAAATGTCCACTCCTTGTATCGCCTGTCATGGACGAGGAGAAAGTGAGGAATTCCTTCAATTTGGCTCATCGGTATCGCTACTGCTTTGTGTCTTTCTCGAGTCATCATTTTGACCCTTCTCTACTATGTCTGGACCAAAAAATTCCTGGAGTTTCCCGCTGCGCTTATCATACGATATAAGAAACACTATTGCAGCAAGAATAACCCACACCCACAAGGGCATTTATATTTAGGTATAAATTTAGTTCGCGTATAGGACGCTTCCGAGACCGTTCTGGATGCGGAGCACATTGTAGTTGACTGCGTAGAAGTATGGGTTGGAAATCAGAGGGTTTGTGAGGGCGAGAGGACCGGTGCGGCCGGTGGCGTCGGACAGGGTCACAGGGGTCAGAATGCGGTAGGTGTCGAGGCGGGAGAAGTTGATTGTGCCGGTTGGCTGGCTCTTCGAGGTGTCCAGGCAGTAGCTGATGATGGCCACATTTGCAGTCTGGTTGTTGTGCATGTAGCCGAATGGTGTGTAGTAGTACTGTGGCTTGTCGACCCACTGGGGCAGGTGGCGGAACTCGCCGACATCCACGCCGTTTATCTGAGTCTTGAGCATGTAGTTGGCTGCATTCACAGCGTTGTTTCCGTTCTGGAAAACATTGTCGTATCGCTGAGACTGGAAGGCGATGTACTTGACTGGCTGCGCGAGGGACAGCTCCTGCACGGGGTTGCTTCCGATTGGCACGCGAACCACCTGGTGAATCAGCAAATCGTGGGTATTCTCGGCGAAAAACTTGCGCTCGGCGCCATCCAGGTAGATGAAGTTGGCCCAGCAAGCAAATGTAAGACTTGCGTATGTGACCGTGCTGTTCGAGGTACCGGGGAAGAAAGAAACTGGTGCGCCGACAATTGCAGAACCGGGAGGAATATTAGCCTGTGTGCCGTAGCTCACAGTCACCGTAGTGGCGTTCGAGGAGTTCACAACCACTGGGCCGGTCAGGGGAAGACCAGCCACATAAGATCCTGGCTGGATGTTTGCTCCGGATGTTGGGGAGGTGATGTTGTTGATGGTCAGAACAGCGGTGGTGTTGCCGGATATGATAGTGTTTGCAACCACGCTTGCAACTGTCACGGGGGCGTACACATTCAGTGTGGAGTTGGCGGGGAAAAAGATGTTTGAAGCGCTTGCTGTGTTTGCAAATGCCATTGTCAGGTTGGAGGGGCTGGTTGTGTTGCCGACCGTCTTCAGGACTGCGCACAGGTTGGAGTCTGGG